GATGGACGCAACATTATCACTCATAATAGCCCTCCCATTGATGGCTGCACACTATATCACGGCGCGAGCACGCGTGCAACCTGAACTCGCTGCTCATCCTGCCATTCTGTATGTGTGGTCTCGATCGTTGCCGTACGACCGATCATGTCGTTGAAGTCCACACTCGACACATGGATGTTCATGCCGATACGTTCCAGCAACCGCCGCATCTGGTAGCGGTTGCGTGCGGAGTTCTCTAACTGCACGAGATTGTAGTGTAATTCTATACCATCCGGGTCGCCGTCTACGAAGTCAGCCGGATAGCTTTCGGGATGAATGCGGAACACTATGTTGAGATAGCGGTTGCCCTTGCCGCTTGTCTTCTCGGTAGCACCGACGATCTCAGCCGGATACGGACCGGGCGGCAGGAGCGGCGGCTGCTCGACGGTAGATAGATCGACGCCGTAATCAACGATGGACATTCTGCTTGACTCCTCTATGGCCACATACTACATGTAGATGGACCGGTCTTCCCAACCGGTTCGGTAAGCCATTGCATACACTCGGCCCGCTGCACTCGGACGGCAGCGGGCTACTTTTTGGCGCCTCCTTTGCTTGCGGTTGCACGTGGTATAGACGGCAGGTCTATCTTGTTGCCGCTATTCTCCTTCCACGCATGCCACCAGTCAGCAATGCCTTCGCCAGTGTTCGTGTTGGCATTGTAATACCAATTGAACTTGACCAAGTGATCAGCACGGAACATGCGTGTTTTCATCGGCTTCATTCGCGTGTGCGGTCGGACACTGATCACACGCGACGTTCCATTCAGGTCTGCGAGATGCCAAACCTCGTTGATCCGCAACCCGATTTGATTGGCAAGGTTCGTGGACAAGATCATGGTGATGTTGCCATCGTCCTCTACATCAGGTGCACCTTCGTGTGTCGTGAAGATGATATTGCGACGCAGCTTGGCAGTGATGCCAAGCATTGTAGAAGCAGCTTGCAACACGAGTGAGTTGCGATACGAATAACCATTCATGCCGGGTTGTTGTAACGTCACCTTCGCACCACCAGCACGCTGCACCGCTTCTAGCAACGCGTAGTGCGCATACACCGTCATGCTATCGAGTATCACTGTCTCGACTTCTTCATGCTCCTGCAAGAACCCGGTGATACCATACGGATCAGACTTCTTGAACTCACCAACCACCGTGAGTGGATTGTATTGATAGAACGCCATCGTCAGCACATCGCTTCGATCAGCAAGCGACATTTCACCATCAGGATCGAAACACATGTGCAGCTTTATGCCTGGTGCAGTTGATGCAAGCGTTGTCTTGCCACTACCAGCCGGCCCCCAAATCAGTCCTGAGAACCGCATGTCGCGTGCACTCGGTGCCGATACGACGACGCCTGATAACGTTACATCATTCATCATCACCCTCCGCGTCTTGCATCTCGGTGACACGCTCCTCGAGCGCATCGATCAGATGCAATAGCATCATCAACGCACCGGGCTTGTCGTGCGTTATCGCATCGTATGCTTTATTCCGCAGCCGCAGAAACTCGATTTCATCCATGGAAATTCTCCATTTCGTTAGACAACCACGCGTTGCGTGCAGTGGTTGCTTCTTCGATTGTTGTGAATCGCCCGACATAGTGTTGGACACCATCGCAATTGACCCTTGCGAAATATTTCCCATCATGGTCTTGGGTTATACCACGTTGTCCTGTCTGTCCTATATACGTGCCAAGTAGCCAAGCGTCCTGCCAGTCCGTTATTATGCCTCGTTCGGCAGATATTTGCAAGCGCTTTGTCCAACTATCTTCTATCAACATATAGCGTCCTCCTTCATTCGCTGCCTACTCCATCTAGTATCGGCTTGTTCAGTGGTGACCATTCGTCATGTTCCATCTCGTCCAAGATCGTGCGCTGCTCATCGTCGTCGGCATAACAGAATGGTATTAGTGAGCACGGTCGGAAGTATCGATTGCAACTATGGGTGTATTTCGGTGCGTTCAGTGGATCGTCGGTATACTTCCTGGCCAATTGGATCGTATGCACTAACCAGGCAACCCATCTTTCTACGTGATGAGCATGTCGCACCATCGGTTCGCGCATGAACCCACCGAAGTCGTAGGTTCTTGGCAACGGAATGGCTAGGCCAAGTACGTCACAGTTATTCACTGATTGCTCTGTGAATACGCTCGCGGCAACGCAATATCCTGTATACTGATGACTGATCTGCTGACTCATTGCCCATGCGTCACCAAGTCGCGACGCGGTCTTGTTGTCATGCACCGTCAACCGGTTCAGCCCGTCCCAATGGATACCGTCGATACGACCGGTCAACCTGAACATGAGTTCATCACTGCCGTGGATCGACACGACCAACTCAAATGGTATCTCGATACCAACATCTGATGTCGGATCGTCTGGATCACGCATCCACACGCGATGATCCCAACGCCATCGGTTGATATAGGCGTATGCACATTCCTCCATGTTCGACAACGTGCGTCGTTTGTCGCGCGGATCATCGTAATACCCGCTCGTATCCAGCACGGCTATCGCACCGCGTTTGCAAACATCGGTGATGTCTTCGGCCTTGCGCACTTGATCGAATATCTGCAATGCACGATCGACACCGAATAGCCGGTTGCCGTGATGCACGAGCGCTGCGTCTACGAAGTCGCTAGGCATGTTGTCTGCATCGAGTTGATTCATTAGCGTCGCTAGTCTAATGAATGCAAACACGTCATGCATTGCGCTACCCGCTTCGAGCGCCATCGCACGGCCTTCGCCAACCATGCGCTTGTGCATTTGGTATCGCACGATACCCCATGTCGGACATGTGTTGATTGCCGACAGCTTCGTGAAGTCATACGCTTCTAGTAGTTGGTCCGCTTCATGATCAGCTAACCTGAACTCAGCAGTCCACTGGCTTGACATATTGCTCACCACCTTCTCGATCGCGCTGCATCATATCGAGTATTCGCGTAATGCCGCCATTGATGACATTGAGCCGATCGGTGGCTTCGACAAGTTGGCCGATTAGATCGGCTGCCTCCTTCATGTGTTGTCGTAACTCTGCATGCTCATCGAGTAACAACTCGAGTGTTGCGACGATGCCTTTCTCAAACCCATACATCTGTATGTTGTCGCGCAGATCACGCGCTTTCACGCTCATCTTGTTCGACCTCCATCAACGCTGCCATAGCAAGTAGGCGGCACTTATGCACCAGCTTCTCAACTTTCGCGTCTTCAGCTTCCAAACGCCTTAATCCGCTCTGCGCTTTTACCAACGCCCGCTCGAGTTTCAGGAATGCATCGAGACGCACTTCATCCGCACGGACCTTAGCGGCTGCTTCGAGTTTACGCACATACGTCAGCCGACGTTCGCGTATACGTGTTAGCCACGCATCGAGTTCATCGACCTGCAATTGCGTAATTGTCGCACGTTGAGTTGGTGTATCGTATTGCTCAGGCTCTGCCATTGCTAACATCCTTGTTGATATCACGGATGTGCTTGCGTGCAGCCTGATGTGCCTGCTGCAACGATGCGCGTGCACCTACTACGTCGTACTCGCGCTTATACTTGATGTGGTAGAACCATCGTCGATCGGGAATCGCATGTGGATCAAACGTGCACGTGTATGACTGTCCTTCATACACTGCATGTTCAGACTTAGGCTTTATGTGTGTAACCTTTTCGTCTGCCATTGCTTGCTCCCAAAGAAAACGGGCACACCACAATGATGTGCCCGTCTCGTATCAGTCTACAACTATTGGCAATGCTTCATACAATGACTGAAGCGTACTCGGTTTCCGCGCTTGATCATACGCCTTGGTGATCAAGTTCAACTTCACACCTGCGTTTTGCAGATTAGCGATGAACCGATCCATATCCACACTACCTTTTCTGTCACGTATGTCGGCTAAGATCGACACGTGTTCGCCACGCCAACACTCAGCTTTCGGATGCGCCTGCGTTGGTTCGGCAAGGTAATCTGGTATCAACCCAGCATCCTTAGCGGCTTGGAAAGCTGCTTCGCGACGCTTGATTGCACGTCGTCGCACTTCATCGGATACCATCATCTCCCATGCAATCGCCTCACGATTATTTTTGCTCGGCGGCATTGCAGTGGAGTTCAAGTTACCGATCTTGTCCAACGCAACATGTATTGCGTCAAACAATTTAGCTCTTACTCTAGATGTCAGCGCCATGCTGCATTCTCCATACACGATAACCCTGACGAGACCATCTCGCCAGTGTCACTATAGTAGCACATATACGAACGTATGTCAAGTGGCTGCTTCCATTGCCCTCCATTCATCGCTTCGCGTCCACTTTGCAACGTTCAACTCACGTGTGAGCATCGTTGTTGCAACCGTGTCTTGTTCTTCGACAGTGCGTCGTAGCGAGAACGCGCCATCGGCATGCGACGCATAGAACGTGAGCGTGCTGTAGACTGCCCACAGATTAGGGCCACGCTGATCAACCTCGCGTTCGTATTGATCAACCAAACCCTCACGCATCTTCGCAGACTGTGCAATCGTATCGAACAGCTTCATTGTCTGCTCGAACCGCACAGGTGTCTTGGTCCATCGCTGCCATTCCTCTTGGCCAGCAGCGAATTCATGCAGTGCATCCTTAACAGTTCTGTTCAAGCTACCGACTACGAGACCGCTCGTATGCTTGCGATACGTTGACACGTAGTCACCACGCACGATGCCATTCGTGCAGAAGAAGTCGATTGCACCTGCGTGTATCCGCAATGCGCTACCGCCATAGCCATTCTGGACCACGATCCGAAAGCCGATGTCACTCCTTGTATTCTGTAACCTGCACCTGATGCTTGGGAACACATACTGACGCAAGCACACGCGACCGTAGCCCGCAACGCGATCGACTACTTGCACATCCTTCAAGTGTTCAGGCAACATCTCATCACGCATCGCCTGCTCTACTGCATAGAACAATTCACGGTTATGTACCAAGCGATAATTACCACCGACGATATCGAGCAGCATTGCACTATCACCGCGCGGCGATAAGCGAATGATTGCCTTATGCGACGGCGTGCGTTCATACATACCACTCCGTGTTTCCCAACCGACCTTGCGTTCGCCAACTGGAAAGAACAGCGGACTGTCTGGTGTATTGTATTTAGCAAACGGATCATTCGGATCGTTGATGTTTGGCATCTGCACTACGTTATCCATGTGCACTCCTAGCGCGGCGCAGCCGCGAAGTTATTCATCGCTATACACACGCTACCGATCGTTATACACACGCACACGCACACGCACACGCATGTGCGTCATATATCTCGCGCGCTCCTACCCTCGACAATCGCTTGTCCTACACCTACACGCTCAGGCAGCTTCTTCGCACCACGCGCATGATCAGCACGCGCAAAGTCCTGTGCAACAGATTTCGGCGGCAAACCCTTGCGCGACTTGATGCTACCGCTAGCGATTCCGTGCATCAACTTCTGCTGCGCTCGGCTCACAGTTGGCATCGTTACCTCCTTCTACATATTTAGCTGCATGTGAATTCATCCGGACGCACTCATGTTGCACGACCGGATGCCATAAACCACTGATGTCGGTATACAACTCGTAGTTCTTACGAGCCCAAGCACGAAACCGTAACGCTTCATCGTCTGTTAGTTTGCGGAACTCCATTGCTCTCCCCTCGATGTTGTTGCATCAATCGTTCAGTATCACAATCGAACGTCACGCTACCGATCACGATCCACGTGCTGCATGGCGGCATCTGCCTGAAGTCGCAACTCGTCATCAGGATAAGGATCAAGCACAAGTGTCTTGTATACACGACGCGTCGCGATGGCGCTAATGGTTTCACGGCTAACCCCGTAAAGCTCAGCGATTGCTTCCTGCGTCTGTCCTCGTTCTATGAGACGGCGGATCGCTTTTACGACTGTCTGTGGTAACCCGTGCCGCTCACGGGCCATCATGTCGTTGGAGTTGTCCTGCACGGTGCCGATCCGCAGGTGTGCAGGGTTACAACAACCTACCGGCCAGCCGCCGTTGTCGCAACTGTGGAGGACCGATTGATCCCTACCCAGTGTGTCACCACTCACTAGCTCCCAGACCCACCTGTAGGCCATCGTGCGGCGCCCTGCGACGGTGTAATACGGGCGCCGCTCCCGTCGAGGCCCGCCCCAGGTTCCGTTCCACCGCCAGCACGCGTTTGGCCCTTCCCGCATGTCGATCAGACCAAAGATATCTGATGGTTCATTGGGAAGGGCCACTGCGTACTACTCCTGCTTACGCGGCAAGCTTCGCAGCATAGCAGTCAATTGCTGCAACACATGCAGGCTACGCTCAGCCCGATACGGGTTGCCTTCAACAAGATCATTCAGTATGACCTGTGTCACCTTCTCGATTGATCCCGACAGTGCTGCGAATGTGCTCATCGGTTGGTCTGACGGCGAAATGTTCGTCGCCCTCATCATCACGGATGGTAACCCTAACGATTTGTCCATTGTCGTGCAACTCCAAGTATGTTCCTCGAACAAAGTCAGCAGTTGCGATCCACAACTGCCAACCGTAGCTACGTCTGTAAATACGGTGCAGCCGCGACCCGAGTGGCATGCCTACGACGTTATGTCGGGGACCGACCACTGCCGGATCGCGGCGCTCGTATTCAGCAAACGCTTCTAGCATATCGCTAGACATCTGACAGCATCACCAGTATTGCGCTGCCATATACTATGGCTATTACTGTCCATACTATAGCCACACCTACCAGCACCCTGTTGTGCTGCTTCTGCGCCTTGATCATGTCGCTGACCGCTTACGGATTGGTGTGACCTTGGCTGATTGCTCTGGCTCACCGATCATAAGATTATGCAGCTTCAAGGCTTGGAACGACTGGTCAGTCAACGGCTCGAGCAGCAAGTAATAGTTCTCGCCACCGAAGTGTAGATATGCCTTGTGTAGTGTTCGCGTCTGACCAGGGAAGTGTCGATCCAATGCAACGCCACACGTGTTGTGTTCTAGAAACCCCCACGGTGCGACCGATGCTGGCGTTCCAAGTCTACGCGCAGCCTCGTACTCGGCTTTCGAGATCAGCTCTACATAGCTGAACTCAGGTTGTGCCATACGTATCTTAGCCATTTGCATACTCCATTTGTTTATTTCTATTCGTCATTGTGCGCTTTTGTTTTACCATCGCCCTCCTTGTCATCTAAGTAATACCACCCCGATATGAGAACTTCTTCTGGACCGAATATAGTATTGCGTCCACAGTTCTCACACTTGTATTGTCTAGCATCTGGCTTACACCCGAATTGCTCTTCACCACACGCTAGACAAACCCCAGTATCGTCCAAATCACGCAGTCGTCGCATACACAGTGCGTATATACGATCAGCGGTTATCGACGGATGTACGCGCAAGGCACGCCTCCTCTGTTGCACACGTGTGCAAGTAGCCAGTTACCACATTTGCGATATCATACTACCACGTATGTTGCACATACGTGCTACGTATAACGTGTATACGCATTACATGCGTATACACGTATACGTATACAGCTACGTCCCGCTCTCGCGAGCGCGACATATCTGTATCTACTACCCCACCCTGCCACCCTGACAGTCTAACATATATGTCAACTGTCATGATGCATAATACCACACTCTGGGGGGTATGTCAATACCCCCTGCCATTTGGTTATATTATATCCTGACACCTACTGACATCCTGCGTTGTAACGCACGATCTATAATATGTTCCGCGTATCACCGTGTGAGCACAATTAATTGCGCCCGTTGTATATACACCATTCATAGACAGCGTCTATATATGAACCTATCGAGAACACCACTTCACGGCTTGATCGGCACCGTAGAACAGTATAGGCTGGCGGCGTTTCGGAGCCGTGCCGACTATAACGTTCCCGTTAGTGTGCTAAACTCAATAGGGGGTCTGAAGATCATGCCAGTGCTTGATGTTGTATTCGTTGGTAAGCTGCATTTGCCGGAGATCGGTGGCGGTCCCATCATGCCGCCTTGGCAACCGCCTGGAATATGGGGGCCGCCTGGACCGTGGCCAACGCCGCCGATTTATTTGCCGCCTCAGCAACCGCCGCAACCACCGGGTATCTGGCCGCCTGCGGGTGTTGTGACGCCACCGATCTACTATCCGCCGGTAATCAGTGGTCCACCCGGTCCGTGGCCGACACCGCCTATTCATATACCGCCGCAGCCGCCTATGCAGCCGCCGGTAATTTGGCCATCGCCACCCGGTGGTATTCCGCCCGTTGGTGGCTATCCTGGTTTCCCAGCACCGGGGCCGGGTACTCCGTCGCATCCGATCGTTATTCCGCCGCCGCCTGCTGAGCCACCGCTTACCATTTGGCCATCGCCAGGGCAGCCGTCGCATCCGATTGTATTACCGCCGGTTGACAGTGTTCCGCCACCGCCGGATGGTGCTGGCAAGCCGCCACCGCCTGATGGTGGATGGGGTTATCATCCTGATTATGGCTGGGGTTATTTTCCGCCGTCTGGTTCTGCGGGTCCAAAGGGTAGATAGTATGCGATTTTGCGTCGCGCTTACACGGTGCAAATCGGCGACGCATAGTTGCGCGCTTCGATTTTACCGACGCATGTGTAAAACGGAGGTGTCGATGATGTAGTGCACAGTCATATGAGTATATGGTGAAATCCAGATGAGATGAGAGATGAGTATATGCACACGCGCACGCACGCGTGTGCATATGTGTATGTGCGCATGCGTGTGCTACCGAGTGCTACCGAGTGCTGACGAATATATTCGCGGCTTCGCCGCGCTGCATTAGGCCAAGGCTAACCATGCGTGGATATATTCGCCTATGCATGCATGGATGAACATATTCGTGGCTTCGCCGCGCTAGATTGCAGACAACAAAAAACCCCGTGCCATCACTGGCACGGGGTTGTTTTAAACGCGCGTTGTGATTTTACCACAACGCGCGTTGTCTCAGTCTTACTTGCTTGCAGCCTTGGCAGTTGACTTGGGCGGCACGGCGGCATTGGCACTTGCGGTGCGTGCGGCCATTTCAGTGCGTAGCTTCGCGTATAGCATTGCGAAGCTACGCACTGCGTCGAGAGCTTCAGGATGACCATCAAACTCTGCGAGCGTGATCGATGCTTGTTTGTCGCCATCCATTCGTGACTTGGCAATGGTGAGCGCTGAGTAGAAGTCAACAGTCGCCAACACCTTTCGACGCACAACCGGGTCGATTAGATCGGTGCGGTTTTCATCCGCGCCCTTGTCGCCAGCTTCACCGGTCTGTGACGTGATGCTCAAGTGTGCAGGCTTGGTGAAGAACCTAGTGACAACCGCAGACACTGACCACAGACCGGACAGTGGTTGTTCCTTGCCTTGCTCATCAGTGCGCGTCATGCGCCATGCGGAACCGTCAAGCGATTGCTTGCCGCCTGCGCCATACCAAAATCTCCAACGCTGTGCCTCGGGCGTAGTCTTGGCTTGCACGGGACGGATAATCTCAGCGCTCGAGATTAGCACGCCTTTGACTTCATCCCAATCGTCAGACGATCCACCGCAATAGCCATGCGCCACTGTAAGCTTGAACGCACGCTGTATCGCCATGTTCTTGTTGCGATACTCGCGGTACTTGTCGGCGCTTTCCTTAGACATGTCGGTCTTAGGCGGCGACGACACCTTAGGCAGAAAGTCGGCAATCACTTGATCGCGATACGTTATGCCCGCCTCAGTAAGCTCTCGAGTATCCGAAACCATCGCTGTCCATGACAGGTTCATATTGCTACCGCTAGCAACCATTGCTTCACGATGCTTGAGGATCAGTCGAGCCAACTGTTGATTAAGGCTATTCTCGGCCGCAGTGTTGTTAAGGATATCGGCGAAGGTCTTATTGACCTGCGGCACGAGATTGCGCACCGCAAGGTTCACGATCTTGTCTTCCTTAGATGCAGGCGCAACCTTCGCAGCATTCTGCTTTGCAGTTCCGGTTGCCTTGTCGTCTCCAGGCTTGCGAGTCATAGTCATACACTCCATTAGTAATGCGGTCACGAACCATTCATGCCGTCATTACCCATACATAATACGGTACCCTGTAGGGTATGTCAATAGGTATTACCGATCCGTGCTTTCGCTGTATCGCACTGCGCTGCGTTGCACATATGTGCAAGTAACGGGTTACCGCTTGTGTTATCGGTTGTGTAATACCTAACCGACATATCACATATCAACACAGATGTGTTTAGCCTCAAATACTGCACAATAGTTAAAACAGTACATACGTGTTGCCGCCCGTTGTAGCGTGCTGTGCGCCGTATGTTAGTGGTCTATACCCGTATACCTGGGCTTGCATGTGGGCATGTAGCCTCGCTACAGCCGCGTTACCGTGTTGTGCATGTTCTTGGACTAGAAGCACGTATGCACATGTGACCAGTCGTTTGCGTTGGTTATGAGCGTGCGGGACGCGGGGATGTGGATTAGTTCAGGCGACCCCAATCGACATGCTTTGCACCACTGCGATACGTGTGCGCAATCATACGGTAACCACGGTCACCCTCCGTTACGGATATGCGCGCGCGCGGTGCACGTTGTGTATACGCGAGCGCCCCCGAGAATCCCCGCCCGTTTCCCAAAACCGGCTATTTAGCGCTCACACGCGCGCGCGCACCTTGATCGATACGGACCCCTGGCACAGCACATCGTCGTATGCACTGCACGTGCACCACTATAATAACTTGGTTTGCCTCCGGTGTCCCCCATAGTCCCCCTGCGTATGCTATGTGTATGTATATATACCCGCGTATGTATGTATATATAAGCGGCACTCGTGCTTCTTGTCCAAGAAGTGGCCATTATGGTTGCACTTGTGTGTATGCTGTGTCATGCTCGGTGGGATCGCTTATAAGGAGAATGAAGATGGCGACGTATGGTGTTGAAACCACACCAGGACAAGTCCCGTGGACGGGTTTGAGTAACACGCTGGGCAGCGGTGCGGCAAATCAGCAAGCCACAAGTGGCTATGTGCAGTTCAACGGTGTGTCGCAAGGCGATGACCGGTTGGCGAAAATGTTTCGCAATGGTGCCATGACCGAAGGCATCTTCCAGTTGATGTATACACTGCTCGGCGCGGCTCCCGGTACGACTGCGACACGAACGATGACGCGTGTGCAGGGCCAGATCGGGGCACCCGGCGGTTTGCAGACGATCGAGACCGTAACATTGGTCAACCGCGCAACGACTGCGGCTGATCTTGCGGCTTTTCAAGCATTGATGCGCCGTGTTCCTGGGCCGCCAAGTTATCCGGCTGATTTGTCAGGTAATGGTGGTGGCGGGAAGCAGCAATACGTAGGAGGCTACTGATGCCGCGCACTGATTTCGGTCCCGAAGTTAAAGCGGGTATGCAACCGAATGCTAATCGGCCAAATCCGCCGCGTGCACCGCGTCCCGCACAGAACCCTGGTCAACAGGTGAGTGAAGAAGCGCGCGATAGTAGCGGTAACACTGGTTTGCCACCGCGTTTGCCCGGTCCCGGTAGCGGGGGCATGCCGGGTATGCCGCAACGAGGCGGTATGCCACCTGATGCGCATCATGTCGCTGCTGCATCGGGTATCGCGCATGCGATCTTGGCAAATAGGGGCTTGAGATAATGCCACAACCACCCGCACCAGCCACGCGCGGCGATGAGGACCCGATGTCGCCGACCGTGATGCTACAATCGTATCTACGCAGTCGCGGACTGCCTTTGACCAGTGCGAATATAAGGGCTGCGATCGATGCGCAAGCGCGAGGGCAGAATATCATTCCCGGATTGGTGTCAGATGAGCCATCAACTGATCCTGGTGTCGGTGGCAAGGGTAATGTCGCTGGTAAAGTGGAACAAGCTCCGTCGCGCGGGCAGTCATTGCCAATTCCGCCCGTTCCACCGGCAAAAGGAGCAGTTCCGCCTGATCAGGGCGCGACCGATACGAGTGCGCAACCCGATGTTGGTAGTGTTCCGCCATCATTGGCTGGTTTGGCGTCGGCAATTCTCGGTGGCAGTGCGGCAGGTGCCGGTTATTGGGCTGGCGGCAAGTTTGGTGGTTCTAGGGGCGGTGATGGAGGCGAATTTGTTGGCAATGTACCGCCTGGACCGAGTGGACGCACGATTGACGTGCCGCAACCCGCTGTGACCGGTGATCGGTATGATTTATTGCCCTCACCGAGTGGAATTGCGTCCGCACAACCCGCAGTCGCTGGTCCACCACCGTCACCGATGGAAAACGCGATGCAACGCGCTATTGCACCGCCCGCCGGTGCCCAACCGATCGATATGCCGCCGTATGTTAGCGATCCATACGCGGTTATGCGTGGTGCGAGTGGATTACCGCCTGGGATATCGCCTACTGACGCTGCAATCGCTGGGGCGCCGAATATGTTGACGCAACCGGCACAATCTCGTGTTGGTGTGCCGCAAATGCTGCCAACGAACACTGGCACGTTGTCTGACGATGCTTTGCGTGCTGCTGGGCTGGTTCGTTTGCCGAATGGATCGGTTACGCTCATGCATCCGGCCAATGTCCCCATGCGGTTACCTCCGCGTCCTCGTTTGCCATTGAACCTCCGATGAGCTTGCCATCTCACAATGAGCCGCTGCGGTTAGCGGATGGGCGCCTCGTTTATCCCGGTGGCGAGGTTATTGATCCGCGTCCACCCGAGCCGGTGCGCGTATCGCCTCCGCGTGTGCGTAGGAAGGCAAGTGATCTGCCCGCGCCGTTTCAGCAGATGAATGCGATCGCTGCGGTGCTGTGTTATTCGCTGTATGGGCTCGATGATGAGGAGATCCACATTGTCACTAAGATGAACGTGCATCAGATCGCGCGGATCAAGGACAGTGATGCGTATTCGCAGATGTATGACGCGATGGTGCGCACGGCGTTGGATAAAGAGACCGATGTCGTTCGCGATGTGTTTGCAAAGAACGCAAAGCGTGCCGCGACTGTAGTTGTAGAGGCGCTCGATGCTGGAACGCGATCCGACCGGATGGCTGCTGCGCGTGATATTCTGGATCGTAGCGGGCATCGTCCTGCTGACGTTGTTGAGCATCGGCATAGTATGGATGGCGGGTTGGTCATTGAGATAATCAAGCGTGATGAGCACGAGAAGATGCCAACGATCGATGTAGAAGCGGACAAGGAGATAGACGATGGCGTTCGTAGCTAGTCAACAGATCACGCTTGGTGCTGGTGTGCAGACGGCATTGCCATTGATGATCGATGTTGCAGGCAACACCAATGCACATCTCTATCATACGCACGCGGCTGTTCCAGGCGGTACGACGTATACGTTCGACAGTGGTCAGTCGTGGAACATTCCCGCGTCTACGCCGACTATCATCCCGTTGCCCGCCGCTGCGCAGTATGTCACAGCGGTGGCTGCAAGCTGGATGCAGGTTGGTAAGAACATGGATTGATTAGATGTCGCGTCGGTATAAGATTATCGAAGGCGGTATGCACGATCGGTTTCATCGATCGAAGTCGAAGGTGCAGTTCGTCGGTGGTGGATATGGGAATGGGAAGACCGCTGCTGCATGCATAAAGGCATTGAAGCTATGCAGGGATTATCCTGGCTGCAATGGCTTGATCGCACGCTCAACCTATCCAAAGCTGAACGACACGATCCGTCGCGAGTTCCTGTTATGGTGCCCCGGTCATTGGATAAGGAGGATGCCATCGAGGGACGACAACACGCTGGTGTTGAAGAACGGTAGCACTGTCAACTTTCGTTATGTTGCGCAGCGTGGAAGGGAAACTGAGGAGAGCAGAAGCAATCTGCTGTCTGCTACGTATGACTGGATCGTGGTTGATCAGTTAGAGGACCCTGAGTTTTCGCATAAGGACTTCATGGACCTGATGGGCCGGTTGCGCGGTGGTGCTGAGTATGTCGGCGATGATCGATCGATGCCACGCACGGGGCCGAAGTGGTTTATCGCTACGCTGAACCCGACGCGCAACTGGTGTTATCGTGAGATCATTAAGCCGCTGCATGATTTCCATCGCGGCGTCGTTACTGACAAGTTGATGTGCGAAGTCGATGGTGCTGGTAAGCCGTTGTTGATTAATGGCATGCCGTCGCCGCTCATCGAGTTGTTCGAGGGGTCCACGTATGAAAATGTGGATAATGTCGGCGAAGACTACATTCGTGGCATGCTGGCAACATACACCGGAAGCATGCGAGATCGCTTTGTGTTTGGACGATGGGGTGCTCTATCTGGGCTCATCTATCCTCAATTCGACGAGACAATACATATCCTGTCGCATGACAGTGTCCGATCGTATCTGCGAACACTGCGAGTATCCGGTTTTCGACCTACATGGATTGAAGGATACGATCACGGATTATCTCGGCACAGTTGTTACGGATTGTTCTTCTGCGACGATGATGCAAACGTGTTTCTGCTCGATGGATTCCGTGTTGCTGAGCTTACCGTGGCTAGTGCAGCACGTCGTATTCATGAGATACGCGCTCAGTATCGAATCGACGCGAATGAACTCGGTATGGTATTTGCGGACCCTGACGTGTTTAGGCGGAAGACAGGCAATAGTCGTACGGTCGGCGAGACGGTTGCAGCGCTGTTTGATGAAGAAGGCATACACATGCAGCGAGGAAATAATGACATAGCTGCTGGCATTGCTAAGAATTGGCAATATCTTGCACCCGAGGCGCTGCATGAGCACCCGATTACCGGCAGGTTCGAGTCACCGCACATGTATGTGTGTGACAACTGCCATTGGTTCGTGGATGAGATCACTGAGTATTACTTCCAACGCGACGGCAGTGATGAGACGACTGACAAGCCGGTTGATCGCAATGATCATGCTATGGACATGTGGAAATACGCGATGTCCATGCGTCCTAAGTTGGCGCGGTTTATGGGCGTGCCTAACCAGCCTCCTGCATGGATGAGTTGGCATGAGATCGAGCGGCAACAACGCGTCAAGGTGAAGGCGAGGCACCTGTAATGTCGGATGATGAGCCTGACGGTATGTTGGCTTACTATTTGGCGATAAAAAATCCATCGCGTGATGATCCGAATTGGCCATTGCCGTCGTTCGATGCACGTGATTGGGCTGAGGCATTTCATAAAATGTATCCGTCGGTGCCAGAGGACGAGGCTCTTACGTGGTTTGCCAATGCGCTGATGCGAGGATATGATGAGCGATCGACCAGACAGTAACATTGGCCAGTCCGACGATCAGTTGGACTTGGATACCAGCACCGATCCATTGGAGAATGCACTGGATCAGGCAGGGGTTGGTCTGCAAGCGCCTGCCGAGCCTGCCGTATATAAGGCAATGCCGGATAGTCGTATCCCGGTATCCAGCAAACGTGGTGGCATTTGGAAATCACGACGCGATGTCAGCATCAAGTCAATGCAGGATTTGGTCGATGCATGGGATGAGGCTATTCGCTATTACAATCACGATCAATCTGATCACCGCGATGGTATATCTAGTGGCTACCGTAATCGTTGGGGCAAGGTAAGTGGCAACCGCAATATCGCGCGTCGGCTGAATGAAATGTTCAGCAGCACTGAGAACATCGTGTTCTCAAACGTGTCGGCGCAGGTTCCTGAGTTGTATGCAAAGAATCCGATCGTGTCGGTCACGACGGAGCCGAGTGCTAATCCGACTGATGAGCAGGTCGGTGATGCGTTTGCGCATGCGTTGGAGAAGTTTATTAATAATCTGTTCTCGATGAAGGATGCGCCGGGTGTTAACATTAAGCAGAAAGCTAAGCGCAATGTGCTGATGACGCTGCTGACGAACATGTCGTGGTTCGAGGTTGGTTATACGAAGAAAGATAAGAGCAGTGAACAGGCGATGCAGGATTTGGTGGCATTGTCGAAGCAGCTTGAGCAAGCTGAGGATGATGAGGAGATTAGAGAAGTAGAAGGCAAGCTGATGGCGTTGGAGGAGAAAGTAGAGTTCCTTCAACCGAGTGGTCCGTATGTGCGCGTGCGGTATCCTCATCAGGTGCTGCGCGACCCGAATAGCAGCGATCCGCAGCTAAGTGACTGCAATTGGTTGATGATTGAGGATATGCTGCCGACGATGTATATCAACGCGATATTCGCGATCGAGCAGCCAGATAGTGAAGAGGCCGTTAGCATTTACGAGCCGACACACGTGTTGAACAACGGTGATAGCACGGGTGATCCTGATCAGGAGTATTCGCTATTCCAGAAGACTGATAATAATTATAACGCGTACGGGTTCGAGACTAAGGAGGCGTTTGACAAGGCGTGTATGACGAAGGTGTGGTATGTTTGGGATAAAGTCACACGTCGGCTTGAGATGTATGCAGACAACGACTGGAAATGGCCGATTTGGGTATGGGATGATCCTTATCAGTTGGCGGGTTTCTACCCGCTCACGCCTATGTGGTTTCATGATAATCCTATTGCCCTCTACGCGAAGGGTGAAGTTAGTTACTACCTGGATCAACAAGACCAACTGAATGAGATCAATGATGAGAAGCGGCGCGCGTTGTATTGGGCGCGGCGCAATATCTTCTACAACAAGAACGCGGGCCTGACGCAGGAGACGATCGACAAGATATTGAAGGGTCCCGACGCGACTGCTACGCCATTGGATGTTCCTGAAGGTGTCGATCCGAAGAATATGATCTTTTCGCTTGTGCCGCCGAGCATGAACTTCACACAGTTGTTCGACAAGAAGGATTTGTATCAATCTGTTGATCGTATTGCAGCTACGAGCGAGGCTGAGCGCGGTGGTGAGTTCAAGACCAACACGACTAATAAGGCCATCGACTATTATAGCACTATGGGCAATATGCGCATGGACATGCGACTCGATGCTATCGAGGACGCACTTGGTGACGTGGGGTGGAAGTTGGCACAGTTATGTCTGCGCTTCATGGATGCACAAACTGCAACCGACATCTGTGGCATGGACGTTACTCCGTTCTGGCGACCGATTGATAACCTACGAGACTTCGCTCGCATGTCCGTACAGATTGTTGGTGGCAGCACGCAGAAGCTGACGACGCAGCAGAAGAAGCAGGAAGCGATACAGATTGCGCAGGTGTTATCGCAGTATGTCCGCGCTGCACCAGCTACGGCGCTGAAGGTGTCGTTGAACATGATGAGCAAGGCGTTCGATGACTTTATGATCAGCAAAGAAGATTGGGACAGCATCGCGCAAGAAGTGCAGCAGATGGCGCAGGCGCAGCAAGGTGGTGCACCAGGACAGGTGCCAGCAGGCGGTTCTCCTCCCGTTGCTGGTGGTGCGCCGCCGCAAGCAGGTGGTGGTATGCCAATGGCAGCTATGGTCGTCCAAGCGCTGCAAAAGCTACCGCCGCCTGTCTTGCAGGCTATTGGTCAGGCATTAGCACAAGGTGTGCCGCCGCAGCAGATATTCCAGCAAATGCTCGCTAGCCAAGCGGGCCAAGGAGCAGCAGCATGAGTGATACGGAACGCAGCATATTGGGATCGGTTCCCGATCTTGATGATGGACCAACTGATGTCGGTGGTGTCGATAGCGATAGTAGCGAACAAGGTAGCAGTAACGATGGCCGTTCGTCTGCGCAGCCGACAACTGAGCAGCCGCAGCCTAGGCAACAAGTGCGCCGTCGTCACGACGGTCTCGTAGAGGTTCCAAATGAGCAGAATCCGAACACACGCGATCTGGTTGATCCGGTTAGCGGTCGCGTTGTCGCGCAAGGTGGAATTGAGCGACGGATATACGAAGACAGCCAGCGCACGCAACGAGAAAACAACGCGCTGAAGCAGCAGGTTGCTGGTATGCAGAATGCTCTGCGTTCTAGCAATGAGGTGTTGCAGGAAGCCGCTCGACTTGGTGTGCAGCCGCAGGATCAGTTGATCGCGGTTCGCGTGATGGCTGATTTCATGCGTGATCCGGTGCGAACACTGCAATCGCTTGTCGAGGAAGTGAAAAGCAAAGGTTACCAGATACCGTTCCTGACTGACGGTGTGACGCAGGGCATGGATATGTCCGCGCTATCACGAATGATCGATGGCAAGCTTCAGCCGATCATGCAGCAGCGGCAACAAGAACTGCAACAACAACAGTTTAGACAGCAAGCTGAACGTGATGTGCAAGCTTTCACTGAGGCCAATCCTGAGAGCACACAAAACCTTGACGTGCTTTCAGAAATGTTGCAAGCTCAGCCGGGTTTGCCGCTCCATGAGGCTTACACCAAGATGATCCGGTGGGCACATGAGAACGGGCTTGACTGGACGCAACCACTTAAGCAGCAAATTGCTGCGTTGCGCCAGCAGCAGACTACTTCACAACAGCCACCAGAGTCGTATAGGATTGAACAACGCCCACTGCCCGGTCGTCGCAGTGTGACTAATCAGCAGACGCAGCGCGTGAACGGCGCTACTGGGTCGCAGTTCAACGAGAACGCGTCGTGGTCTGATATCATTCGTGACGCGATGCGAGAAAGTGGTGTGCAACTGAATTAGTGGAGTAGAGGATGCCTGTTGGAACAATTGTCCCGGCTGTCGCAGACGTTCTGCACAGCACGCTCACCAAGTCCAGGCGTAAGCTGGTCTTGGCGAGTATCAAGTCGAATGCGCTTATGGCATGGGTATTTGCCAATGATCGAGTGGAATATGAGGATGGTGGATACAATATCACCAATCCACTCACTGTTGGTCGCAACCCGAACATCGCGAGCTATAACTACTACACGCCGCTGCCCGTCAACCAGACTGATGAGTTCGACACGGTCGAATATGGTTACAGTCGCGTTGCTGGGACGGTGATCATCAGTGATCAGGAGCAGGACGAGAATAATGGTCCCGCTGCGATATTCAAGCTGATGAAGGAGAAGATGAATGTCCTTGAGGAATCGATCAAGGATAAATTTTCACAATATCTCTACGCAGTCGGCGGTGGACTTGATCCGCTTGGGCTTGGGTCCGTTATTCCTACCAACCCAACGCAAGGCACGCTCGGTGGAATCAATCGTGCAGCACAGCCGCAGTGGCGCACATCCGCCTACGTCTTCGCAGGCGCAATGGATAGCACCAACATCGAAGAAGTCTTCGACGACGTGCTGATGGATTTGACGTTGAAGGGCGAGCGTCCGACTGTGATACTCGCAGGGCGCAATATCTATCGCATGTATCGGCAAGCCGTGCGTGATAAGATGACGATCCCACTTAGCGAAGGCAAGGCGAGCAAGCGTATGTTCGATCTTGGCTTCGAGGGCTGCCTGCATAATGGCATTCCGTTGTTGTATGATGAGGACTGCCCGGTCAGCTTCGCATATTTCATCAACGACACATATCTGCGTCTGCATATGCTGCGCGGCGTGAACATGAAGGTGAAGGAGCTTACTGCACCGTGGAACGTCGATGCGGTCGGCAGCCGTGTGGTGTGGCAGGGTCAGTGGTGCCTTTGGAGAGCATACCGCACGCATGCTGTGCTTACGAATTAGGAGCGTGCTATGCGATATGCAAAGGATAAGCCGCCTCCGATCCTGACGGTTCCGGTTGTTGTGCTGCCGAAGGAATATCCGCACATGCCGAATCTTGATCCACGCTGCACGTCGATATAGGAGTTGGCAATGAGTGAAACACAACCACCGCCTGCTGACGTGCATGTCGATACACCTGAGCAAGCGGCTGCACGGCAACTGGTTGATACTTATCAGCGCGTGACGCACGTTGTGCAAGCAGCAGAGCAGTCTGAGGAGCAGACTGATTTCTCGCTGGTAGGCGCGCTTACGAAAGCTGAACGCGATGCGCTTGTGAAGAAGGTGCAAACGCATGTGCAGCAGCAAGCGACTAAGGAAACAAAGAAGTGAGCGGCTCGATTGACTTCAAGGCCGCGTTCCAGTGCGAGAAGGTGACTGGCACCTTCTATCGCATGGTCATGCACATTGAAGAAGAAGTGCGTGACGTTGGCCCGTTGAAGAATAAGCAGATTATCGCGCGTAGGCTAGTGCCGAAGCGCGAGGAGTTTCATGAAGGATATATGATCTACTTTCCTCAAGGGCATTCGATGTTCGTTGCTGCGGATGATACTGAGCAGTTGCAGCGCATCGGTGTGCTCGAGCAGCCGACGATTGTCGATATGAACAGCGGCGAGATTGTGCCTGCGCAGTTTGCAATGTCGCCGAAGGAATTGGTTGAAGCGAAGACTAAGGCGAAGTATCGACCACGGATGACGGGCGGATTGGAGACGCTAGAAGGAGGTAGTATAGAATGAAACAGTGGCCCGACTTGGATAAGGTGTTAGCACTTACCGAAGTCGAGCGTGCTTATATCGCTGGATTCTTCGATGGCGAAGGATCAGTATCACTAAACATTTCGCAGAGCAAGAAACAAGATGTATCTGATGTGCGTCTTGTCGTGAGTATCGGACAGAAGCGGGGTTCCGTTCTGAAATGGCTCCACGAACTGTTTGGAGGCTCACTGTTTCTGAGGGTGCGAAATGATCGCGGATACAGTACGCGAGATGGCACGATTGGCGTATGGTCAATTACTAATAGCGATAGTCTTCGAATATTCTATCGGACTGTCAAGCCATATCTGCGGTTGAAGGCAGAGGAACTTGATATGGCAATGGAATCGTACAATAATCCAGACGTTACGATAGAAGAGGTTGAAGCAGTAATCGAAAATATCCGCGAACTTCGTTCGGTAGGAGAAAAATATGACTAACGTGATGACCAATCCGACGAACTTCCCGCGTCGGATTAACAACTACGTCAAGGCTATGATGTATAGCGCTGACGTGAACTACCAGAATCCCACGCGTGTCAGCTTCGGTGCACCGCAGGCGAACAATGCTACGCTGTTACTGAATGCAGGCAGTGTGGCGAATGCTAATACGGTGATCGATTTATCGACTGCTGCTGCGTTTCCTGAGACGTATGGCCGCGCGGTTACATATGTCGCGAGCGGTGCGGGCGGCACGGGCACGGTTACGCTGTATGGCTGGGATTATCTCGGTCAGCCGATGCGTGAGGACGTTACGCTCAATGGCGTTACGCCGGTTGCTGGTAAGAAGGCATTCAAAAGCTTCCTCAACTTGACCAGCCCGACCGCGATGGTTGGCATTACCGTGAACATTGGTAGCGGATCACCACTGGGTCTACCGTATAAGGCATTGCGGTGCGAATATGAGGTCGGTAACGGTGTATCCGTAGCAGTCGGTACGTTCGTTGCTGGTGTGCTTACTGATCCGCAGACCGCTACGACCGGTGATCCGCGTGGAACGTATGTGCCGACAACCACGGTGAACGGAACGAACATCATCAGTGCTGTGTTTGACTTCGCGAATGATGTGAATACGAGCAATAATGGCGGTTTGCACGGCATTCAGCAGTACACTGCGTAGTATCGTCCCACCGGATGCGCAGTGTCGGGTGTCTATGCGTTGAACCCGGCGCATAGGCACCCCCTTTTCTATGGAGATGTAGATGCCTGCGGTAGTTGGTGATATCGTCAATCGGTGCATCACTGAGCTATCACAGGTGCCCGGTATTGCGACGCAGATTTACGCGGCGCCGCGTCTCTTGCAGCATGTCAGCAATGCGTATGACATGGAAATCCATGAGATGTGGTGGCCCGACTACATGTTTTATCAGCAGGTGTCGCTGGATGGTAGCACTGGTTCGCTGACTGCTGATTTGCAGGGCAGTATTAGCACTGTAGATGACTACGGTGACGTGGCAGCGGTGTATGCACCTGGGCGTAACCGTAAGGTGCGTGAGTGGCCGCAATCTGTGAATCCGTTTGCACACACGTGGGGCCATAATTCGTGGTATATGATGCCCAACTATAGTGTGCCGCATCGACCGTTCACGATTTATCCGTTGGATAGTCCCGGTCCTATCGTTGTGTGGGCACGTCAGCATAATAATACGCCGTTACTGAACACGGACACGGTGTATATCGATCCGCTGCTGCTCATGTATGATGCATGTTGGATGTATGCGACGGATGACGGCACGGTCCCCTCTCAGGTGAACAGATTTCAGTTGTTAGCGTCTAATCGGCGCAAGCAGATGAAGGCGAAGTTCGCGCAGGCGCCGCTTGAGCTTGATCCACGCTTCCCAAGCGATGTGTATATGATCACGACCGAAGATCAGGGCTGGTTCACGCTCAACGATCCTGCGCTGGGAGTGCTAGCATGAGTGGTACTGATTATTATCGTGGCGAAGTCCTCACTGCGGATGAGTTGAACACGGATTTCGGCTCGCGGATCATGCGCAGTGGCGACACGATGACGGGTCCGCTGATTTTGTTCGAAATGCCACAGCAGGCGATGGAGGCGACGCCTAAGCAGTATGTCGATAGTCGCATGGCGATTGCTTCGCCAGTGTATATTGGTGATACGCCGCCTGCTAATCCGACCAACGGCACGTTGTGGTTCGATAGTGTTGGCACACAGTTGTATGTGCGTTACAATGATCCGAATAGCAATCAGTGGGTGCCCGCTGCTAATGCGACGGTGTCGCAGCCGCAGTATCCTGGTGTGTTCATGGGTGACTCGCCGCCTTCTGCACCACAGGCGGGCACGTTGTGGTTCGATACGAATGGTTCGCTGCTGTATATCTATTATAATGACGGTAGTTCGTCGCAGTGGATCGATGCGAATAATGTCAATGCGAATCTGAACGCGGCTACCGGTGCGCCTGGGCCATTCTTGCCGTTAGCTGGCGGCACAATGACTGGTGGATTATTCTACACTGCGACTAGCGGTAGTGTATCGCGCACAGCACAGGATCGTGCAGCAGACGTGATCAACGTGCTGGATTATATTCCGGCTGGTGCGACTGACTATTCTGCTGGTGTGCAAGCCGCACTGAATGCGGTGCCGTCGTCAGGCGCAACGGTGTTGGTACCGAAGCTGTGTCCGATCAGCGGCACGTTGTTGATAAAGTCTAATACATTGTTGCGCGGTTGTGGACCGGGTACGGGTTTTGTGGCACTAGCAGGATTTCCCGGCGGTGCGTTGATCAAGAACCAGAACTTTAACGCCAGCACGCTGACTGATCATGACATCAGCTTCGAAGACTTGGTGTTTGATTATGGCCCGATCACCGGCAGTGCGGCTTCGCATTGTTTGGAGCAATGGTATGTGACGAATGTTCGCATTACTAATTGCACGTTCCAAGTGCGTGGCAATGGTAATGCTACCGCTTGCGTGGCCTGCTACAACACGCATGTGCAGGGCTGCACGGCGTATGGATTTGTCAATTGCGCGTATGATCACTGGATGAACCCAGTCAATGGGCGTGTTGTAAATTGTTATGCTGAGAGCGCTAACTCGGCGCAGTTCGTCAACTGGAACCCGGATAATACCGGCGGCGGTGGCACCGGTAATGTAGCGCGTGGTTTCGTGCTGGCGAACAACGAGTTCCTCTGCACCAATGCCAGCGCCACCAATCCGATCCAACTGGAACCGCTCGGCACGGGCACATCGGTGCGTGACGTGGTGGTGTCTGGTAATGTGTTCCGCAACGTGCGATTGGCGCTACGTGGTGATACCAGAGGCGTAGTGGTCACCGGCAATACGTTCGAGGCGTGCGTCGGCGGCACTGAGGTTATCACTGCTTACACGCGTAACAGCGGCACGCCGACTGACTTTGTGATTACCAGCAATAATGTGCTAGACCCGGCCACTACTGGTTCCAATGCCGGTGTGATCCGCATCGAGGCCACTAACGCCACGATCAGCGGCAACCGTGTATCCGGCACCACCTACGGCGCGACGCCCGGTATCTATACCGGCAGCGGCACACCTGTGCTGGTTGGCAATTCGGTATCCAATGGCGTCTATAACACGCCTACGTTCTCATCGACTGAAAATGCATTGGTGGCGCCACGTGTTTACGTAGGCACTACGACCGGACCAAGCTTGACGACTAATGGCACGGCAATGATTGTTAATGGGCAACTTATTCTATCGAGTTTGCCGACTAGTGTATCCGGCTTACCTGTCGGCACCGTCTGGAATAACGGAGGCGTGCTATGCGTCGCTTGACCTGGCTTGTTGTCGCCAGCGTAGCGCTCGGGGCACAGTCGCCTAATCCACCAGCACCAGTGTTGAATCTTAATAGCAGTGTCAGCACGGCAACGGGTAGCACCACACCACGCTTGTTGAGTGATCGCGCGGCAGATTTCGGTATGTCCGTGCTCGATTACGGCGCTGTTTGCGACGGCACAACGGATGACACCACCGCTATTCAGAACGCCATCAACGCCGCCGCACCGTTGCAAGCGATGGTAAATGTTCCGGCTGGCAAGACGTGCAAGATTACTGCAACGTTGAACATCACCGCATCAGGCGTCGGTTTGCGCTGCATGGGCGGCACCACGGTGGGCACGGCATCGGCGTGCCGGTTGCTGTGGGGCGGCGGTGCCTCGCCGATGATTTCCTTCGCGCCGTCAGCGGCGACCTATTACAATAGCGTGCGTAACCTGACGCTGGACGGCAATGCGACGGCCACAGTCGGTATTTCTGTGGTCGGTGCACAGCAGGGCACGCTGGATAACCTGCATGTGCGGGGTATGACGCAGTGGGCAATCCTGTCTGACACCAACGGGGCGGCTGCGCTCAATACCCAGGGCTGGATTGTCAATAACCTGTTTGTCGATGGCGCCACCGCTTCGATGGGCGGCGTCGAGCTGAAATGCAATGATGCTTCG